CACACCTGACATGCAAAATGGTAGGTTTTACGTATCATGGATACCAACATCTGAATTACAAAACAAGGTAATAATAAAAGGCAATGGTAAATATCCAGGCAATGATCACATAGGAGCTTTTGGCTGTGATAGTTATGATATATCAGGAACTGTTGATGGAAAAGGATCTAAAGGTTCTTTACATGGGTTAACAAAATTTAGCATGGAAAATGCACCACCTAATAGTTTCTTTTTAGAATATATAGCCAGACCACAAACAGCTGAAATGTTTTTTGAAGACGTTTTGATGGCTTTAGTTTTTTATGGCATGCCAATGCTAGCAGAAAATAACAAACCAAGATTGTTGTATTATTTAAAACGTAGAGGTTATAGAGGTTATTCAATGAACAGGCCAGATAAAATATGGAATAAATTATCTGTAGCAGAAAAAGAAATAGGTGGTATACCTAATTCCAGTGAAGATATAAGGCAAGCACATGCTGCCGCGATAGAAAGTTATATATCACAGCACGTTGGTTTAAATGAAGAAGGTGCTTATGGTAACATAGCTTTTAATAGAACATTAAATGATTGGGCTAAATTTGATATAAATAAAAGAACAAAGTTTGATGCAACAATAAGTTCTGGTTTAGCTATAATGGCTTGTAATAGACATTTATATAGACCAACACCAGAAAAAACTACCACAAAAATTAACTTTGGATTTTCAAGGTATAATAATAAAGGAACATTATCAAAAATTATAAAGAATGATTAAAACAAATAGTAAGTCTAGTTTTCCAAGTCAGGCAGTGCCTGATGCTGAGAAGTCTAGTGCGGAATATGGCTTGCAAGTTGGTAGAGCTATAGAATCAGAGTGGTTTAAACACGATAGCGGAACTTCGCGTTATTATAATACGCAAAGTAGATTTCATGAATTACGTCTATATGCAAGAGGCGAACAATCAATACAAAAATATAAAGATGAATTATCTATCAACGGTGATTTGTCTTATCTTAATTTAGACTGGAAACCAGTTCCTATAATACCTAAGTTTGTAGATATAGTAGTTAATGGTATATCTGATAGACTATATGATATTAAAGCATTTTCACAAGATCCAATAGCTTTAGAACAAAGAACAGGATACATTGAATCTATTGTTGAGGATATGCAAACAAAAGATTTTAAACAAGAAATTTTTAATACAACTGGTATTGATTCTTTTAATATAGATAAAAATAAAATTCCTGAAACTACAGAAGAATTATCATTACACATGCAGCTTGATTATAAGCAGTCAGTAGAAATAGCACAAGAAGAAGCATTAAAAAATATTTTAGATTTAAATAAGTTTGATCTCGTTAAAAAAAGACTTAATTATGATTTAACTGTGTTAGGTATGGCTTGTGTTAAAAATAGCTTTAACACAGCTGAAGGTATAAAAATAGAATATGTTGATCCTGCTAATATAGTATATTCGTATAGTGAGTCACCTTATTTTGACGATTTATATTATTTTGGTGAAGTTAGAAGAGTAACTATCACAGATCTTAAAAAGCAGTTTCCAGAGTTAACAGAGGAAGATGTTAAAGATTTAGAAGAAAAATATCAAAGTGCTAATTATGATCAGCATATATATTATCCTGAAGATGTAAAAAATACTAACTATGTTAATATATTATACTTTGAGTATAAAACATTTCATAATCAAGTTTATAAATT